AAAAAGCAATTAGAAGGCAAGGTAACAGATTTTGAATCTCAATTAAAAGAAACTAAAAAACTTTTATCAGATAATGAGGATTATAAAAATAAATATTCTGATTTAGAAAATAAGTATAATAGTGATATTACTAAAAAAGATAGTGAAATACTTAATATTACTAAAAGGGCGAAATTAGAAAATAAATTAGTTGCTGAGGGTGCAAAGCATGTAAATTTATTATTGAAAGAAGTAAATCTTGATAATATAAAAGTCGATGGTGATTCATTGATCGGTGCTGATGATACTATAAAAGCATTGAAAGAAACTTATAAAGATATGTTCACTATTGAAAATAGCAATAGCAATCATACTCCACCACCAGGAAGTAATAATAATAATCCTGATGATATTAAATTTGAAGAATCTTTTTTTGAGAAATTTATTTAAAAAGGAATGATATTAAATGGCTAACACGGTCAATTATGCTAGCATGTACCTAAAAACGCTGGACAAAATTTTTAAAAAAGAAGCTTGTACAGCATTATTTGAGATGGGCGGAACTGACAAAGTAAGACCAGACACAGTAAATGCAAAGAATATATATTTAAGAAAAATAAGTGTAGATGGTTTGGGTGATTATTCAAGGACCAGCGGTTTTGTTGATGGTGACGCTACAATTACATGGGAGAACCATGCTCTAACGCAAGAAAGAGGTAGAAAATTCAATCTTGATGCAATGGATAGTGTAGAGGCTTATACAACTATTATGGAAGTAGCAGCAGAATTCCAACGAACTAAGGTTGTTCCAGAAGTAGATGCTTATAGATTTGCAAAAATTTATAGTTTGTGTGGGAGTAATACAACTGGTACATTAACTTATGATGATGTTATAGCCGCAATTGATAATGGTATAGCTGCACTTGATGATTTAGAAGTTCCAGAAATGGGCAGGGCCTTGTTTGTAAGTAATTCAGTATATCAATCAATGAAGCAATCAGGTGATACTTTTAAAGTAAGGATGGCAAATGGCATAAATAGAATACTTGATAGAGATATCGAATATTTTGATAAAATGCCACTTATTAAAGTTCCTAGTGGAAGATTCAACACTAGTATTACTACTTATGATGGTTCAACTGGTGGTCAAACAGCTGGCGGATATGTAACAGCAGGATATGATATAAACTTTATGATTGTTCCAATTAGTTTGGTTGCTGGGGTAGTTAAATATGTGAAACCTGGCATTATATCTCCAGACGATAATCAAAGTGCTGACTCATGGATTTACAAGCATAGACTTTATCATGACTTGTTTATTGCTGACAATAAAGTTGACGGCGTTTATATACATAACAAAGCTAGTTAATAAGTTTTAAGGGGTGAATTATTTTGTCAATGATTAAAAATCTTATAAAGTACTATACTAAAATTACTGATTTGGCATTGACTAATTTGGCAGATTTAAAAACTTTTCAGTTTAGAAAAATGCTGATGAATAATTCACAAATAAGGGTGGCAGAAAGTACATTTGAAAAACATACAAGATCTAATGAGGCAAGAAATATTATAAAAGAATATAATAAAAAAATGTCTCAAATGTATGTTTATGCTAAGGAAGACTATAATAAAACTTTAAAAAAAGTTAAAGCAGCTAAGGAAGCTAAGAATGATGTATTGCTCCAAAAACTTCTTAATGATTATGCTAATAAAGGTATAACTGGGTTTGTGGCAAAAAACGGGGCTAAATGGAATATTGAAACATATTCTAATATGTTAACGGTCCATACAAATAATACCTTGGTTAGATTGGCTGAAACTGAAAAAATAAAAGCTAAAGGTAAAAATCTTGTGAGGATTTCAGATCATGATACTATATGCGAATTATGTATTCCTTATGAGGGAAAAATATTAACATTTGCAGAACTTGAGGAAGCTAAGAAAAAAGGATTGTACCATCCTAACTGCAAACACTATCATATGGAGGTATAACATGGCTAAAATTAATAAAAGAATAATGAAAGATATGTTGTATCTGATACCAACAGAAACCCAACTAAGGAAATGGAAACGTAGATTATTAGTTGCTTTGACTAATGAAGAAAAGCAAAAATGTAAACATTACATTAATATGTATAAAAGCAGGTGATATTATTGATGAACACATCTAAGGGAATTTTAAATGCAAGCATGGGACAATATGGAATGATTGTTGGTGGTGCTGGGACATATAGTGAAAGTCATGGATATGTTTCAATATTAGCATTAGAGGATAGTGTTGTAACTGCCACTGGAACTAATGTCGAAGATTTCACAAGTATTACAATTCCGGCTGGTGTTAATGTTCCTGGATTTTTTTCCAGTGTAACTATTGCCAGTGGAAATTGTGTCATATATAAAGGATTAGAATAATGGGTAGTTTAAAAAATGGATTAAGTCTGGATAGTTATAAGTATTCTGGTGAATTTAATGGATTGTTGGATGAATTAGGAATTGCAGAAAATGCAGTTTTTATATTTTCACCTTACAAAAGGATTGTAAAAAGTTATACTGGTAATGCAGTTCAAATTAGGAGAACAAGTGATTATACCTATCGTGATTTTGGATTTGATCATAATGGTGATTTGAAAATTAATGAAATGTTAGCTTGGGTTGGGACTGGTAATGATGGGTTAGCAAGGATTGTGTACAATCAAGCCAATCCTAATTATAACGCAGAACAATTGACTACTTCTAATGAACCGAAAATTATTTCAAACGGAGTATTTTTATCTGATGGATTGTTATTTGATGATTCAAACGATTACATGGAAGTATCTAACTATAGTGAAATGGAAATAGCCACACAGCCTTTGTCGATATACAGTACACAAAAAGTTACTGCTGGTACTTTTGGAGTTGTATTTTCTAAGTCTGATAATGCATTTAATGTTTGTTTTGGTAATTATGTAAATACCAATACAAGCGTAGGAATGTATTTAAATAATGGATTTTATGGTCCTATATCAATAACTCAGCAAGATAATGTAATGAATGTATATGCAAATAATGAAGTAATAAATAAATCGGGGACAGATTATAAAACAACTGGATACTCAAGCGATGTAAACTCATGTGACAGGATAATAGTAGCGGGACGTGTTTATAGTGGCGGTCCTGTATCTAATCTTTTTGGTGGAAATATAAAAACAATTATTATATTTAATTCAAATGAATACAATAATTATGAGAATCTGGTAACAGGAGGAATATAAATGTATTGGATATACGCAGGAAGTACAGAAGAAGAAGCATTGCGAAAAGCACAAAAAAATTTAGATTTGGTCAATGCTAAATTTATAGAAATATGTGGTGACCCTTGGGGAAATTTGCAGAGATTAAATGCTAATCCAGTGATAGAAGGAAATATATATTATTATGGATTTGCTAAACCACCAAGTCAATTTAATTATAGTGCAACTTATGATTTAGAAACTGAATTTAGTCAAGAATGGTTTGTGTAAGAATAAAATTAATTTTTACAAAGAATAAATAGCTTTTCAGGTGAAATAAAAATAATTAGGAGGAATAAAAATGGCATATACTTTGTTAGGAAAGATAGATAGTATAGCATCTCAGGTGGATAGTGTTGGGGCTGGAACATCTACAATTGATAGTGTTTCGTCTGCTATAGCCTCAACAACAACTGTCTTGGACAGTGTAACAACAGAACAATCAACAGCAGCAAGTACAATTGTGTCAACTGCAACAGTTCTTGACAGTGTTGCAACTGATGTGTCAACTGGAAGTTCAAAGACCGATTCAGTGGGAACGTTAGTTTCAACTGGTAATAGCAGTGCTGTAAGTGTGGGAACATTGGTTTCGACTGGTAATAGTTCCATAGTAAGTGCTGGTACAGCTTCAAGTACCGCAAATTCAAGCAACTTATCAGCAATAGGAAGTGTTGGAACTCTTCAAAGTACTGGTAATAGTTCTATAGTAAGTGCTGGAATGCTAATCAGTACTGGTAATAGTTCTATAGTAAGTACTGGGGTATTAGTTTCAACAGCAAATAGTCTAGTATCTTCTTATGGTGTGAAAACGGATTCTGTAGGTGTTGCAACATCAACAGCAAATTCAACTAACCTTAGTGCAATAGGAAGTGTTGGAACATTGCAATCTACAGGAAATAGCAGTGCTGTAAGCGTGGGAACTTTAGTATCAACAGGAAATAGTAAAATGGATTCTGTAGGTGTGGCAACAAGTACAGCAAATAGCACTATAACAGCTAATATAAGCACATTAACAAGCACATTAAATAGCCATATGGTAGTAACAAATAGTAAAATAGATAGTGTCGGAGCGTTATAATGGTTATAGGACATTTTGCACCTTTTGCACCGTCTAGGTGTGGACTTTATGAAGCTGCTAGAGATATGTGTTTATCTGATGCTTTAGCTGGGTATAATTCTTTGTTTTTTGATACTGGAATAATAACTGGTGATAGTCAAGCAGATACTAAAATTGGTGCAATTGATGAAAGAGGAAATTTTAAATTAATTACTTCCTCAATTGAGGATTTAAATAAATTGGACTTAGTGATTGCCCATACTGGGGTAAACGATAATTGGTTAGCTCGTATCGATTGCCCTATTGTTTGGGTTTTACATGGTAGACCTTTGGCATGTTTTAGGACTGAGACACAAGGAAGACATCAAAGTTATAGTCTTTGTAACACAGTTTCAAACTGGCAAAGAGTAAAAAAATTACTTTATTTTTGGGATGAATTTACGCCATATTGGGAAAATGCACTACCGAGAAATAAATTGCATTGTTTAGATTTTCCTCCTATTGACAATTATAGATTTAGCCCAGATGGTGAAAAATATAAATTAAAAAATCCAGGGAAATATAATATTTTAATTTGTGATTCAATGAGGGAAGACTTTTGTAATTATGAGATAGTAAATAATCTTATAGAAGTATGTAAGATTCACAAAGGCATAAAAGTACATTTTTTTGGTGCAATTGATTTCCCTGCGGCTAACTGCTGGAATATTCTTTTAAATAAATTAAAGGAATTAGATAGCTTAGGGGATGTTGAAGGAAGAATAACTTTTATAGAAAATATTTATAGATCTGTTGATCTAGTTGTTAGTCCAAATAGAATAATAACTAGAACAATTGGGGAAGCTATAAGTTGTGGAATACCAACAATAGCCCAACAACCAAATAAAATATCAACTTATGGTTGTGATATTTTTGACACAAATGATTTTATAAATGCTTTTGAAATGTTTAAAGATCACAAAGATAATAATTTTGATTTCAAAACTGCACTTAAACCGGTTCAGGAAAAATTATCTTTAGAAAACTATAATAAAAGTATTAAAAAATTGTATGAGGAAGTTTTAAAATGATTAGACATGTAAATCATACCTGGAAATTTAAAAGCAAGTTGGATGAAAATAAAAAAAATGCTTTAAATGCAGTTGGTAGATTTTTAGTCAAAAAAATGGATTATTATGTTCCCGTTGATACCGGCTATTTGCGGTCCAGAAACGAATATGTAATTGCTAATAATGAATTATACATTCAAAATGATTGCTACTATGTAATATTTCAGGAATTTGGAACATATAAAATGAAGGCACAACCATTTATTAGACCTTCAGTATTTAATCATAAAACCGAAATTAGACAAATTATTGCCGATGAACTGGGGCGTGATATGTAGTGAATAAACAAAATTTAAAAAATAATATAAAAGAGAGGCTTGAAGCATTAACGGGCTGGACTGCTTATGATGGCAGCGGTGATGGAGGTGTACCAAGCAATGCAACATTTCCATATATAATATATAGGATTGGACATGGCGATAGCTTGTTTAGAAATAGGATGGATAGAAATTTATATATAGAATTCTGGACCGACATATCGAATGTTTCTTTGTTGGATGAAAAATCTGATATTGTCAGGAAAGGAAAATATGAAGATGATATTCTTGTTGAACCTGGCCTTGATGAAAGTTATGGCGATGAGGGTAATGATGGGTTTTATGCTTGTCGTCATGATTGGGAGGACTATATTCCCACAGGCGAAAACAATTTAAATAGATTTGACCAAAGGTATATATTACACGTATTTTAATGAAAGGAGGAAGCTAAGAAATGGCAAACGGAACTTTTTTACATGAGACTCCAGCCGCTAATGATATAGTCTATGGAGAATTCAAAGTAATACACAATGCAGGTACGCCAAAAGAACAAATAGTTGGAGTTTGCAAAGGTGGCGGGATTATAGATATGCCAAGGGAACAACATGAAGTTATAGCAGATTCAACTTATGGTGCTATGCTAGACGAAGACGGAATTCCTATGATACGTGGGGCAAGAATTACACCAAAAGTAAATTTAATGATGTTATATTTGAAATATTTTAATATAAAAAATATTAGTATGGCGGAGTCAAATGATAATTGGGAATCAAATGACTGGGCTGGAACTGGTGGAACTTATGCAGCAGAAACAACCATATACCAAACTGGAATACAATCCGCTAAATGTACAGCGGATACAAGTGCATATGGAATACATAATGTATTCTCAAGTAGCATGGATTTAACTGCTTATGCCAATGGTGAAACATCAACAACAGCTGACAAGATAGCTTTTGCTATTTACATTACTACACAAGAGTTAACTGATCTTGGCAGTGCAGATATTAGATTCAAAGTTCATATGGATGCAGAAGGAACAGAAACAAATCATTATTATTATGATGTTGCTGCAAGTGCTTTGACAGCTAACATGTGGAATAACTTTACTATTGCAAAATCAGCATTTACAGAGGTGGGAACAGGCGATTGGAGTGCAGTTACTGGAATAAGTTTTAGCCTTGATGCTGCTCCAAGTGCTGAGGTTGTTTTTTATGTAGATAGTATTAGTATGTTGATGACAATTACTGATAAATCTGATGCTTTTGTAGCTCCATTGGAGGGACAAGGCGGAAACTGGACATATAGCAATGAAGATGGTTATAAAAAATATACTCCTAAAATAGCAATTGAAGATTCTGACTTTTTAGACAATTTAACCATCGTGGGTGGAAAGCACGATGGAAAAATGATGAAATGGATTTTAAATAATTGTTATAATGATGGTAATTTAGCTCTTGCAATGGGTGAAAAAGATGAAGTTGTAGCAGATACTCAATATACTGCTCATTATGAACAAAGTAAAGGAACTACTATACCATTAAAAATTAAAGAATATACAACATAGTAGGGGGGTGTAATAATGGCTAACGGCGTTTTTGTACCTCAACCTATACAAAAATCTAAGTATATTTGGCTGAAAGAAGGAATTGTATATGGTAACTATGGTACTGACAACTACCAGATAGGGGTAACAAGAGGTGGAAGTAATTTTCAATTAATGAAAACTGTAAAAGAAATAAATTTTGATGGTGCTTATGGTGTTGTAAAAAATATGAGAAGAGTTACTAAGTGCGAGGGAATATTAGAAATAAATTTCCTAAAACTAACCTATACTAATTTAGCTTATGGTTTAAATATGGATGTTTCCGATGGTACCGACTCAGACGGAACTTATAAAGAATATAGTTTCAGGGTTGGATATGAGTCTACAGATGTATTGACTAATATAGCATATGTTGGGCAAAAATTTGACGGAAGCAATTGTATTATATTTATAAATAATGCTTTAAATGTTGGTGGAATTAAATTTGATTTAAAGACTCAAGACGAGGTTGTTTGTCCAATGTTGTACAAAGGATTTTATTCATATTCAAGCCCGACAACGGTTCCTGTAGAAATTTGGGATTATGATGTTGCTTGATAATTAAAAATAAAATTTTATAATAGATATAGGGTAACTTATAATAGGTTGCCCTATAATAATATATGGAGGTGTATATATGCAAGCTTTAAACATGAGGCAATTAATGAAATTAAGTTTTATATTAAAAAAAATGGGAATTAAAAATAATTTGACAGATTATTTATTTGGTGCTGATTTTGACAAATTATTAAAAGATATGAAAGCAACAAAAATAAATAGGCAAGACAATGTTTTTATTAATATTGTTGTATTTTTTATAGAAAATATGTATCTAGCAGAAAGAGAGATAATGTCTCTATTGGCTGAGATAAATGATGTATCTATAAAAGAAATTTCAAATTATGATATAGATGATTTATTAATATCTATAAATAAATTAATATATGGTGCTCTGCCAAAAAATTATAGAATCTTAGCAATGACTACAATTGAAAATTATAAAAAAAAAATTACTCAAGTATTCAACCAAAGGAAACAAGAATAGAGAATCAATTATATATGTTGCTTGAGTTCTCAAAGATTTTTAAAGAAGAAAATATTATCGAAAATTTAATGAATTTTTATAAGGATTTTAATTATACAAATTATATTGTAGATTCCGAGTTTGAAACTGGATATAAATTATTCTTAAAAATGAAACAAAGAGAAGAAAAGGCAACAAAAGAAAAATATCAAGATATGCAATTTCAAAACTGGTTGAGGGGGCAAACTGAATTAAGTTTTAAAGATTTCTTAGATCAGCAGGAAAGAAACTTAGAAACTAAAAAAATGACTGGAAATGAAAGAGACAAAGAAGAAGAAAGAATAATAAATAAATATCAGCCAGAGAATTTTGATTTATCACAATTTAAAAGGGGTGAATTAGATGTTTAGTACAAGTGAAATACAAACTTTGTTGCAAACTAGTGAAAATACAAGCCTAATACAAGAATA